CGCCGAAGGCGGTAACCGCCGAAGCACCAGTATCTAAAGTCGTGGACAGCATGCCTGCGCTAACTGCGCCTAAGATGGATAGCTCCATCGGCAAGCCGCAGAGCTTTGCTGCTGCGTTTAAGGACGCTCGTTCGCGCCTAGGCGCAGGTAAGACTTTCACCTTTAACGGTAAGAGCTTCACCACAAACATCGCAGGCGAAGGTCGTAAGCCTACGTCGGGCGGTCCGAGCACAAATAAAGGTGCAACTACGCCGCCTGCGAGCACAAATAAAGGCGCAGGTACACCCGATGTAGACAAGCGGGCGGAGTTTCGTAGGCAAACAGCCGCAAAACAGGCGGAGCTTCGTCGGGAAGCCAATCGTGCGGCTATGCGCCGTAACACAGCCGGTAAAACGCAACTCGTTGGTCCTGCTGATAGTCAAGAAGCTCGTATACGTACAGCTCAAAAGACCATGGCGGCGGTGAAACCCGTTGACGACAAGGCGGCTAAATTGTCGCGCCTTAAGGTTGCGGCAGAAGCTCCCGGTGCGACTCAGTTTGCTAAGGACAGATATAAATATGCCGTATCGTCTGGTATGTACGCCAAGGGTGGCAAAGTTAAAAAGAAGGAAACTACTATGAAATACGCTAAGGGTGGCTCTACATCTCCACGACCAGTACCAAAAAAGCCAATGCCGAAAGAACCAATCACTGGTGGTGCAAACACCGTGCCGTTGACCCCTGAGCGTAAAGAGTTCCTCAAAGAACTGGCGAAGCGCAACGCTAAGCCGGGTATGGCTAAAGGTGGCAAAGCACCTAAGTTCGGCGCTGCAATGGTCAAGAAGTCTGCCGACACCAAGGGCCGTGCAATGGTCAAGAAGGCCGGTGGCGGCAAATGCTACGCTTCGGGTGGTCTCGTTGCTGGACACAAGTCGGCTGATGGTATTGCTAAGAAGGGCAAGACCAAGGGCAAGATGCCAACGATGAAAAAAGGCGGCTATTGCTAATGCGCGCTTGTCGGGGCATGGGGGCTATGAAGGCGTCCAAGATGCCGGGTAAGAAGACGATCAAACGGAAGGACAATCCTGATGATGTCTCGATGTACGCAAAAGGAGGGAAAGCGAAGCTTGACATCTCCAAAGCGATCAAAAAACCCGGCGCACTCCGTGCGCAGCTTGGCACTCCTGAGGGTAAGAAAATCCCAGCAGGAAAACTTGCTAAAGCCGCTAAGGCTCCCGGCAAGCTAGGCCAACGCGCACGGTTCGCGCAGATGCTGAAAGGCTTTAAGAAGAAGTAATGGCACGGTCGGACGAACCCAAATGGAAGCGCATCGTTGCCAGCGTAAAGGCTGGCACGAAGGGTGGAAACGCAGGTCAATGGTCCGCCCGTAAAGCCCAGCTTGCGACCCAGCGGTATAAGAAATCAGGCGGCAGCTACAGCGGCCCGAAGACGGAAGCGCAGAAATCCTTGTCCAAATGGACCAAAGAGGACTGGGGAACCAAGTCGGGCAAGCCATCCACGCAGGGGGCGAAAGCAACCGGCGAACGCTATCTACCGAAGAAAGCACGTCAGGCGCTGACATCTTCTGAATATGCTGCTACAACCAAGGCGAAACGTGCAGGCATTAAAGCGGGCAAGCAGTTCGTTAAGCAGCCGAAGGCCATAGCGAAGAAGACAAAGGGGTTCAGGTAATGTCTAAGGGCGGTTCACCAATGGGAAGCGGTGGCTTCGGTGGTCAGCAGGGCGGCTTCGGCGGCGGTTTCGGTGGACCGCAAGGTGGTTTCGGCGGTGGCTTTGGCGGTCAACAGGGCGGCTTCGGCGGTGGCTTCGGTATGCCCCAGCAACAGCAGGGTTACGGCGGCGGCGGCGGTGGATACCGGCCTTCACGCCAGCGCTTTAACCAGATGCCTCAACAGCAGATGGGTTATGGCGGCGGTTTCGGTGGCCAGATGCAAGGGTTCGGTATGCCCCAGCAACAGCAGGGTTTTGGTAACACCTTTGCACGTACGATGCCGCCCCAGCAGGGTTTTGGTGGTGGCTATGGTATGCCCCAGCGGCCTATGTACGGAGGTGACACTCCAATGGCTCCGCAACAGCGTGACCCAATGCGTCCAATGGTAAGTCAAATGGCACCGGAACAGACCCAACAATCAGCAACACCTGCACCTAGCACCGATATGAGGGCTATGATGGACCCTTTCCGGCAGCAAGCAAACCAGATGATGGCGGCTCAGAACGCTGCTCTCGCGTCTAGGGGTATGCCCACTTCAGATGCCTTAAATGTTGCTCAGCCCCCAAAGCAACAACCGCAGGCACAGACGAACCAACCTTCTGCGACCCCCAGCCAGTTATATGATGCGCTTCGGGGTATGGACCCTCGTGCGCTCCAACCAAATGTAAATCGCTTACCAACCCAACCACAAACGCCACCCAACCCGTATGCACAACAAGTACGTCAAGAAGACCCACGTATGCAGGCCATGCGGATGATGCAGCAGATGCGCTTTGGCGGTGGAGGATACAACTTCTAATGACCACATCGGGCACTACAGGATTTAACCTTAACCTTAACGAACTCGTTGAGGAAGCGTTCGAGCGTTGCGGTGCCGAGCTTCGGACGGGTTATGACCTGCGTACGGCGCGGCGTAGCCTCAACCTGCTTACCATTGAGTGGGCAAACCGGGGTATTAACCTGTGGACCATTGAGCAAGGCTCGATCCCCATGGTGCAGGGTCAAATTGTCTACGACCTCCCTGTTGATACCATCGACTTGCTTGACCATGTGATCCGCACGCAGACTGGCCAAGGCCAGACGGATATCAACATTACCCGTATCAGCATCGACACATACTCGACGATCCCGAACAAGAACGCTCAAGGGCGTCCCATCCAAGTGTGGATCAACCGTCAGTCAGGCGCGACCGAACCCAGCACCGGGGTGGCGTATCCGAATATCAACGTATGGCCTGCCCCAGAGCAGTCCAACTATTACACCTTCGTCTACTGGCGGCTTCGCCGTATTCAGGACGCTGGCAACGGTATCACGACGCAGGACATCCCGTTCCGCTTCTTGCCGTGTATGGTAGCAGGTCTAGCGTACCATCTGTCGAAGAAAATCCCCGGCGCGCTTGAGCGCAGCCAGATGCTCAAGATGGAATACGAAGAGTTGTGGCAGCAAGCTGCTGACGAGGACCGCGAGAAGGCGTCGTTGCGTATCGCACCGCGTCAGATGTTCTATTAAGGAGATAGCATGCCAAATAGGTTTGCCTCCGGTAAATGGGCTATTTCGCAGTGTGACCGCTGCGGATTCCGCTATAAGCTGAAGCAGCTTCGGCGTCTCGTCATCAAGACGAAGAACGTCAATATCCTCGTATGCCCGTCCTGCTGGGAACCAGATCAGCCACAGCTTCAGTTGGGGATGTACCCAGTTGATGATCCTCAGGCGCTGCGTAACCCGCGTCCGGATACGACATATTATCAAGGCGGCTTGACTGGTCTCCAAGAAGAAACACAGGGCGAAGTGCCCAGCGAGAACGTGCTGGCGTTCGGTACACCGTCAGGTGGTAGCCGTGTAATCCAGTGGGGGTGGAACCCTGTTGGCCTGAATGATCCTTTGGGTTTGTCCGGCCTTGTAAATGTGCTAATAGCACATGGTGACGTAGGCACCGTAACTGTTCAGACGGAGAATTAAAATGGCTAAAGGTGGCAAGACGAATAAGCAGATGTTGAATATGGGCCGTAATCTGGCGAAGATTGCGAACCAGAAGAGCGGCAGCAAGCCGAAGAAGGACATGGGAAAGGTCAATAAAAATGGCTGATTATAAACAACCTAAGGTCTACACACAGGCCGACCTCGGCAACAACGGCTATCCTAACAAGATTGCCAATACCCAGACGCAGAAGACCCGTGGTACGGGCGCGGCGACCAAGGGTACTGGGCACAGCAAGAAGATGGGCTAATGAACTACGCTACTCTGTTCGAGACGATTAAGGGTTACGTCGAAAACGACTTCCCCAACACCTCATGGACCGGCTCTGACGGCTCCAGCACGGTTACGTTGACATCCACCGAACAGATTAACACGTTCATCCAAGAGGCTGAGCAGCGTATTTTCAATACCGTCCAGTTGCTGGACCTCCGCAAAAACGTGACGGGTAACTGCACGTTGGGGAATAAATACCTGTCTGTACCTTCCGATTGGCTGGCTAACTTCTCAATCGCCGTGATCGACGGGGATGGGAACTACGAATATCTGTTGAACAAAGATGTGAACTTCATCCGGCAGGCGTATCCCAACCCCAGCGATCAGGGTCTCCCATATTGCTACGCCTATTTCGACGAGAACTCGTATATTCTTGGGCCTACACCCGATCAGAATTACAGCGTAGAGCTTCACTATTTCTACTACCCGCCTTCGATTGTGACTGCGGGGACGTCGTGGTTGGGCGATAACTTCGATAGCGTTTTGCTTTACGGCTCCTTGCTGGAAGCCTATACCTTTATGAAGGGCGAACAGGACATCATCGCGGGCTACCAGAAACGGTATGACGAAGCGATGGCGATACTTAAACAGCTTGGCGAAGGTAAAAACCGTCAGGACATGTATCGTTCTGGCCAAGTTCGATATCCGGTGAGGTAGTATGTTTAACGGTTTAAACGATGTCGGAAACGTGATGGTCATGACGACCGAAGGACGTGGCTTCACGCCTGAGGAAACTGCTGAGCGCGCTCTCGATAAAATCATCTACGTGGGTAGTCAGGCACACCCTGCTATTCGCGATCAGGCCGAAGCCTTTAAGGACAGCATCCGTCAGGTGCTCGTCCACTACATGCACGAGGCAGTGCGGTCTCATAACGTAACTCTGGTAAATAAATTCAAACAGGCGGGTCACCCAGAGTTGATCCCGATCCTCGACGCATAAGGAGGCCATAACGTGGCAATTACACAAGCAATGACTACGTCGTTTAAGGCCGAGCTTATGCTGGCTGTACACGATTTCCGGGCTACTGGTGGTGACACTTTCAAGCTCGCTCTTTACACTTCGTCCGCTTCGTTGGATGCGAACACCACGGCGTATACATCCAGCCAAGAAGTTTCGGCTTCGGGCACCAACTACACAACTGGTGGTGGTACGCTGACCAACCTTGGTGTTGTGACGTCGAACAACTCAGCTTCAACGGGCACGGGCTTCACGGACTTTTCCGACCTGACCTTCGCTAACGCGACGATCACGGCTCGCGGTGCGTTGATCTATAACAGCACGCCTTCGGCTAACTCGAACGCGAACACCACGCTGACGAACGCTGCTGTGGCTGTGCTGGATTTTGGCTCGGACAAGACCTCGACAGACGGTGATTTTACCATTATTTTCCCAACGGCAACCAATACCACCGCTATCATCCGTATTGCGTAAGGAAAACTAATGGCTTTCGTCCTCGCTGATCGCGTTAGGGATACCACTACTACAACTGGTACAGGTACGGTAACGCTCAGCGGGACCGCACCAACAGGGTACCAGACCTTTGGTGATGGTATCGGTAACGGCAACAATACCTATTACACGATCAACGCGGACTCTCAGTGGGAAGTTGGCATCGGTACCTACACGGCTTCCGGTACGACCCTATCACGTAACACGGTGTTGGCATCAAGCAATGGCGGTGCGCTTGTAGACTTTGCCTTAGGTATTAAAGACGTCTTCGTTACCTATCCAGCCGAGAAGGCGGTTACGGATGTTTACGGTACGGCGCTAGCTGCAACCACTACGGCTAATATCGCGGGCGGCGCTGCGGGTTCCATTCCTTACCAGACTGCGGCTAACACCACATCGCTGCTTGCAGCGGGCACAGGCGTCCTGATTGGTGGTGCAACTCCATCATATACGATGTCTCCGTCGCTGACGCAGGTTACTGTTGCTGGCAACCCATCTACGGACCTTCAAGTTGCCACCAAGCAGTATGTGGACACTCAAGTGTCCGCTGGCATCCACTACCACGCACCGGTAATGGTTGAAAGTCCAACCAATCTGAACGCGACGTACAACAATGGCACCGCTGGGGTTGGCGCTACACTGACAAATGCTGGAACGCAGGTTGAGTTGATTATTGACGGTATTTTCACGTCGCCGGGTGACCGCGTCTTGGTTTACCAACAGACCAACCCAATACAAAACGGTATCTATGTTGTTACAACGGTAGGTACAGTTTCTACAAACTGGGTGCTGACGCGTGCCAGCGACGCAGACACTTACATCAACGCTAGCGCAAACGGTCTGAGCGAAGGTTCAACCGTATTTGTCCAACTAGGCGCAACCGGCGCAGGCGAGACCTATACCTGCAACACGTCGGGTGTAATTACCTTTGGTACGACAGCAATTACGTTTGCTCAGATTTCATCGGCGCAGATTTATTCGGCTGGCACTGGCCTCACGCTAACCGGGACGACATTCAGCCTTACCGCACCTGTTGCGACCTCGTTGGGCGGCACGGGTCTCACCACATTTACCTCTGGCGGCGCAGTCTACGCGACGTCTGCAAGTGTGCTGGCCACAGGCACGCTACCTGCAACGGCAGGTGGTACAGGACAAAGCAGCTACACAACTGGTGACTTGGTCTACGCGACCTCAGGTACGGCGCTTGGTGCGCTGGCTGACGTAGCCACTGGTAATGCGCTCATCTCAGGCGGTGTTGGTAGTGCTCCTTCATACGGTAAGATTGGCCTTACGACGCATATCAGCGGCACACTGGCTGTCGGTAATGGTGGTACAGGCGCAACCTCGCTGACGGGTTATCTCGTTGGTAATGGCACCTCTGCATTTACGACAACAGCCACTATTCCAACCAGCGATCTGTCGGGCACAATCAGCCTCACCACGCAGGTCAGCGGCACCCTTGGTGCAGGTAATGGCGGTACTGGTCTCAGCAGCTACACCGTTGGCGACATCCTCTACGCCTCTGGGACTACGACGCTAAGCTCATTGGCTGATGTGGCTACCGGCAACGCACTCATATCTGGTGGTGTCAGCAACCCTCCATCATGGGGCAAGATTGGCCTTGTAACGCATATTACCGGCACACTAGAGGTGGGCAACGGTGGTACAGGCGCGGTCACCCTGACTACTCGGGGTGTGTTGATTGGTAACGGCA